CGAAATGAGCGACCTGGCCCCGACGATCAGCAGGATCCGCGATACTAATGAATTCATGACGGCGGTCAGCGTTAAGGAACGGATCGCGGCCTGTCTTTCGGTTTTCATTAAGAAGACCATACCGACGACCGGGATCGGGCGCGGATCCGCGCTGCAGGACGCCGGGCGCTTTTCCTACGAGGGGAAGACGATCAGCCCCGGCATGATTAAGGAAATGAACGCGGGCGACGAAATCCAGGTCGTAAACCCGACCGGCCAGGCGACCGACGCCGCGCAGTACGTTAAGCTTCAGCAGCGCCTGATCGGCGCAGGCCAGGGCCTCTCCTACGAGGCCACAAGCCGCGACATGAGTCAGAGCAATTACAGCAGCGCCCGGCAGGGGATCATCGAAGACGAACAGACATACATCGAGGACAAGGAACTTTTTATAGAGGTCTTCCTCGATGAGGTTTACGAAAGCTTTGTTATTTCCGGCGTTCTTTGCGGCCTTTTCAATATTCCGGACTTTTGGGATCCGGACAAAAAGGAAACTTACCTTAACCACGAATGGGTCGCCGCGCCGAAGAAATGGATCGATCCGCTGAAGGAAGTAAACGCGATGAGGATCGCCGTCCAGAGCGGTCAAAAAACATTCCAGCAGGCCGCCGCTGAGAACGGCCAGGACTGGAAGAGGCAGATCGACGACATGGCCGCGGTCTTAGATTACGGCCGAGAAAAAGGCATAGAGTTAGGAGGTGTTATTTATGGCCAGAAAGCAGAAGAGCTCGATCCGAACGCAGAACCGGATCCTGAGCCCGCCCCTGCCGTTCCCGTTGCTTTATCGGGAAGCGGACAACCCGACGCCGGGAGCCCCGCCCCTGACGGCGCAGGCGGCCCAGATTCGGGCGGAGAAGACGAAGGGCAATAATTCCCTTACCCGTGAGCTTAAAGGCGAAATCCGGGCGCTTGAGGGCGAAGGAAACGAAAGAAAATTCGAACTTTCTTTTTCTTCCGAAGATCCCTATAACCGCGGCTGGTGCATCGAGATATTAGACCACGGGCCCGGAGCCGTAGACCTTACCCGCCTGAATGATATAGGCGTCCTGCTTTTTAATCACCATCGCGACGAAGTTCTGGGCCGCATTGAGCGGGCCTGGATCGAAGGCGACAGGGGGAAAGCAATCGTTGTTTTTGACGATGACGAAGACGCGGAAGTCATTTACCAGAAGGTAAAGGGCGGAACCCTTAAGGGCGTTTCCGTAGGATACCACGTTAAGGTTTGGGAATATGTAGACCGCGGAGCGATCAGCAGCAACGGAAAGTATACGGGGCCTTGCGACGTCGCAACGGACTGGGAACCGTTCGAAATTTCTATTGTTTCCGTTCCGGCGGATCCTACGGTCGGAGTAGGCCGCACTCTTCCGGATCCGGAAGAAGTAACCACAAGGAAGCACGCGCCGTCCATGGCAGAGCGGCAGCTTCAAATAAATCTCAATAAACTTTTATAGGAGGTAAAACCAGATGAACAAGCGACAGAAGAGAGCCGCGAAGATTGCCGCACAGCAGGCACTCATGAACGGCGCAAGAGCTGCAGGCCGCGAGATGACAGCCGAAGAACAGGCGCAGTTTGACGCCCTGCAGCGCGAGATCGACGCCCTGACCATTGAGATCGAGGCGGAGGAAAGACAGGAAGGCGCAGCCACCGGAAGAACCCGCGAGGGCGAAACCGAGGGCAACGACCAGGATCTGGAAGACGCAGCGCAGAGAGCCGTCGCCGCAGAGCGGCAGCGCGTAACCGACATTACGAACCTGTGCCGCGACTTCGAGATTGACCCGGCGGAGCATATCCGCGACGGCCACAGCATCGACCAGGTGAGGGCCGCGATCCTTGAGAACATGAGAGCGGCCAGCAGACCGGCCAGCGTTCAGGTGACCAGGGACGAACAGGAGACTTTCAGGCAGAGGGCAACAGATGCGCTGCTGCTTCGCGCAGGCGTTCCGCTTGCGAACCCGACCGAGGGCGCGGATCAGCTTAGAGCGATGAGCCTCAGAGATCTGGGAATCGAATGCTTGAGCCGCGAAGGCCGCAACGTAAACGAGCTCCTGCGGATGCATCCGGATGAGCTTTACGCGGAGCTTTGCCGCGAGTTCTACAATCCTTCCGCAGCCTTCCCGGCTATTATGGATCAGACGATCCGGAAAGGCATTGTGGAGCTTTACAACAAAGTTCCGACAACCTTCCAGGCATTCACCACGAAGGGCACCCTGCGCGACTTTAAGAGCACGCCGGATCATGAATACGTTATCGGCGGCGTGGGCGACTTCCAGAAGGTACCGGAGAACGGCGAGATTAAGCCCGACATTCCGCAGACCCAGCTGCTGCCGTCCCGCAAGCTTGACACCTACGGGAAACAGTTCAGCATGACCCGCCAGGCGTTCATCAACGACGACATCGGATTTTTAACCGAGGTTCCGGGCCTTTACGCCACGGCCGCAAAGAAAACCATCGATAAGCAGGTTTACGGGATCCTGTTCAACAACCCGGCGATCTTCGACGGAACGACCCTGTTCCACAGCAGCCACAACAACCTGATCGGATCCGGCGCGGCACCTTCCCAGGCGACCATTCAGGCGGCGATCCTTAAGCTGCAGAAACAAACGGATCAGTTCGGCGATCCTATTTACATGACCCCGCGCACACTTGTGGTCGGCGTAGGCTATGAATTCGACCTTGCGGTCATTCTTCGCAGCGCCCAGGTCGTAGGATCCGCAAACAACGACATTAACCCGCTTTACAACTACCCGCTGCAGATCGTACAGAGCCCGATCCTTAACGGCCTTGCAGGCGCGAACGCCTGCCCGTGGTTCCTTATTGCGGATCCGACAAGCGCCCGCGGCATTCAGGTCGATTACCTGAACGGCCAGGAAACGCCGACCGTTCGCCGTATGGAAGTTCCGGGAACCCTGGGCTTTGTTTGGGATATTTACCTTGACTGGGGCATCTCCGTAAGAGACTTCCGCGGCATGGTAAAGAACCCCGGCGCGGTCATTTCTTAAGAACAATAAAAAAGAAGAATAGGAGGTAAAAAGACATGGCAACTGCGACATATTGGCAGCGCGGTGAGGCTATCGACTTCACTAACGGTACCGGCAGCAAGATCGACGCGAACGAGGTTGTTCTGCTCGGTTCCCGGCTCGGCATCGCCGGAACCGATATTCCGAACGGAGAAACCGGGAGCCTGATCGTTTCCGGAGTTTTCGAGCTTCCGAAAGATTACGGCGACTCCGGAAAGGCCCTGAGCGCCGGTCAGGAAGTACAGTGGGACAACGACAACAGCTGCATCAAGGCGGCGGTCGCGCAGGTAGTAGGCACCGGCGGAGACGCTGGGAAGGTTACGACCGAAGCGTCCCCGGTTCACGGGTTCGCCGTTCAGGCAGCCCTGACCACGGACAGAACCGTCCTGGTTAAAATCAACGCTTAAGCGGGAGGCTAAAAAATGACCCTTACAGCTTTAAAACCGATACTGCTTGATAACACGCAGTTCGAACCGGGCGACACGCTTCCGGCGAATAACCCGGATTTAGTAACGGCGTGGATCGAATGCGGCTCTGCGGAATACCGGGAAGACGCGGAGCCCGAACCGGTGCCGGAGAAGCCGAAGGCAAAGAGAGCAAGCGCGAAGGCCGGGCGCACCGGAATCGCGCAGCCTTCCACCGGCCCGGAAAGCGACCTGGTCGGCCAGGTTCCGGATCCGGAGAAGCGCGGAGCCGTTAAGGAACCTGCGAAGCGGCCCGGAAGGAAGAACCCGGCGTGACGTTCAAGGAAGCGATCCGGAACGACATAAGCGAAGTATTTATGAATACGGACGAGTTCGCGGCATTGCACGAACTTAACGGGCGGAAGAACGTCCCGTTAATCGTAGACAATAACGAGCTTATAGAGCGATCCAAAAAGGCGAAATCCGACATGGACGGCGTAAACGTAAAGACGACGCTTATATTTATTAAGGCCCGCGACTATGGCGGAGGCCTGCCCCCGGTAGGCTACGCGATTACGCTTGACGGCGTTTCTTACCGCGTAACCGACGCCATGAACGAAGACGGGGTTTACAGTATTCACCTGGAGGCGAATAGGAGCTAATGGCTGCGGAAATTAAATTCGAGTTCGACGAAGTAACGGTTAAATCAGTAGAGAAGAAACTGGGGCGGATGAAATCCGAAGCCCCGAAGGCGTTAAAGAACGCCTTAAACGCAACCGCAAAGGACGCGAGAAAAGACCTGGCACACAAAGCGCAGGAAACTTACGCGGTGAAGATCGGCGGGTTTAATAAGCAGATGAAGATTAAGCCCGCAACGGCCGGAAACCTTGTAGCGGTTATAGAGACGCGAGGGGAACACCTGGAATTTAAATACTTCAGCGTCCAGGGCGGACACGGCCCGCACGGTTCGCCCCTTACCGTTCTGATCAATAAGCATCACGGGCGCAAGACGTTCGGATCCGGATCCGGCGCGTTTAAAAACAACGTAGCGGCATCCGGCCAGACCCGAAAGAAGGCAACGGCCAAAGGGGCCGCCGGTTCAGCCGTAAGGCATGTGGCGGCCGCGAAGAGGGTCGGGCGTTCCCGCCTTAAGATCGAAAAGCTGTTTTCCGTTTCCGTTCCGGACATGATCGGGAACAAAGCGGATGTTTACGGCGTAGTAGAGCCGAACATTTTAGACAACTTGCGCAGCAACGTCGACAAACAGGTGGCTCGGATTTTAGGAGGCTAAAAAACCATGATAGCAACTTTTCTCCAGGATGACCTGAAAGCAGACCTTGAGGAAACCTTTAAGCATTTCTTCTTGAAGGATCCTCAAGGGAAGCTTGTTAACCTAAACATTTTCAAACAGAACCTGCCCATTCCGGTGGCGGCAGAAATGCCGGAAACCGTAACGGACGAAGAGCTGGAAGAAGGGATTTACGACGCGATCGCAAAAGAAGACCCTTACCCGTATATTATAGTCCGCGTTGAGCAGGGGAAAATCGAAGGGATCGACCAGGAACAGACCGTAATTGTAAATTTGATTATAGGCGTTATCGACCGCGGTTACGAGAACCAGGGCCACAAGGACGTCCTGAACATTATACAGAAGATTTACGAGCGGTTCGCGAAGAACGCGATCCTGGCCAAAAAGTACGAATGCACCATGCCGATCGAATGGGCGCTGCAGGACGAAGAATCCTTCCCGTATTTCTTCGGCGGCATGGCGTTACAGTTTGAGACGATACGAATCAGAAGGGAGGATCCATACGCATGAGCGCAAGGAAGAAAACGGCGACAACGGAAGCGGAACCGATCAGGGCCACGGTGGTGACCGATGAGGAAATCGCGGACGTAAACACCGAAGCAGAGGCACCGGCAGCAGCGCCGGAGCCCGAACCGGAAGCGATCGTTTACCTGGGCCCGGACATTGACAGGCTTGTCAATCACGGCACCGTATACGAACGCGGGATTATTCCGGAGTATTTGGAAAAGAAAATCAAAGAGGTTCCCGCGATAAAGGGCCTGCTGGTTCCTATTTCCAGATACGCGGAAGTAGCAAGAGAGATCACCCTGCCGGAAGGCAGGTACAGAACGCTTTACGATATCGTAAGCAAAGCAAACTAAGGAGGTAAAACCAAAATGGCATACAATCATGGCGTTCGGGTACTTGAGAACCCGACAAGCGT